CTGGCCGCCAAGGTCGCAGCCAAGATCACTGAGTGGCGGCCGGAGGCAGTCTTCATTGATGCAGGCCAGGGCAGCGGCGTGATCGATCGCCTGCGCCAGCTCAACATCGATGTGATCGAGGTCCCGTTCGGCGGCAAGGCCACGGACCCGCGGTTCCTCAACAAGCGGGCCGAGATGTGGTTCGAGATTCGGGAGTGGATCAAGCTGGGCGGTGCGATCCCGAACCGGGTCGACATGAAGCAGGACCTGGCAGCTCCGAAGTTCTGGTATGACTCAGCCGGCCGCATTCAGCTCGAGCCGAAGGACGAAATCAAAAAGCGTGGCCTGCCATCGCCTGACCTGGGCGACGCCCTGGCTTTGACGTTTGCGTATCCAGTGGCGCCGCGGGACCCGATCGAGCTGATCGCGCCCGGTGCGCGTGTGCGAAAGCGCGAAGACTATGATCCCTACGCCACCATGAGATAGGCCCGCCTGTGGAAACTGAACTCGCGCAAGACACATCGATTGACTTCGACCAGCTGCTGCCAGCCAGCCCGCTGGCGTCTGACATCGTCGACAGTGTCGAGCTGCGCCACAAGATCGAGCGCTTGGAATCGTCCATGATGGAGATGCCCCAGGTGGCTCTCGAGGTGAAGCACTACTTTGCCGACGGCATGTATGCGCGCGAGATGTTCATCCCGGCTGGCACGTTGCTGACCGGCGCCGTGCACATGTTCGAGCACATCAATGTCTGCACCAAGGGCGACATCAGCGTGCTGACTGAGGATGGCCCGAAGCGCATCAAAGCGCCGGCCACCATGATTGCCAGGCCAGGCACCAAGCGTGTCGGCTATGCGCATGAGGACACGATCTGGATTACGTTTCACGCGACTGAAGCAAAGACGGTCGAAGAGGCGGAGGCCAGGCTAGTTGTAGCCAATCACGATGGCCTGCCGTATGCGGACATCAAAAAACTTTTGAAGGGAGAGTGACATGTCATTTGCAATCGTCGCCACGGTCGCAACCGTGGCCACCGTAGTCAACACGGTCAACCAATACAACGCTGGCAAGGATGCCGAGCGCGCCAACCAGCAAGCTCTGCAGATGCAGAAGGAAGCTCAGTCTGCCAACCAGGAGAACATGCGCAAGCAGATGGGCATCCAGGAGCAGGAGTTCAACAAGCGCAATGCGCGCACACCTGATGCCGGCAACATGCTTGCCTCCGCACAGCAGGCAGCCAAGGCCGCCAGCGGTGGCCCTGGTGCAGGCAGCACAATGCTGACCGGCCCAGCTGGCGTCGACCCTGCTGCCCTCAACATTGGTCGCAACACTCTTTTGGGCATGTAATTTATGAGTGAATTCACCAGCGACGCACAGTCGAATCCAAAGTCGCCCACGCGCGACAAGCTGTACACGCGCTGGGGACAACTCAAGTCGGAGCGCGCCAGCTGGCTGTCGCACTGGAAAGAGATCAGCGACTACATGCTGCCACGCAGCGGGCGCTTCTTCATTCAGGACCGCGACAAAGGCTGGCGCCGGCACAACAACATCTATGACAGCACCGGCACGCGAGCACTGCGCGTGCTGGCTGCCGGCATGATGGCTGGCATGACATCGCCTGCACGTCCCTGGTTCCGTCTGAGCACGGCCGACCCAGAGATGATGAAGTTCGGCCCGGTCAAGGTGTGGCTCAATGACGTGACCAGGCTGATGCAGATGATCTTCAGCAAGTCGAACACCTACCGCACGCTGCACTCGATGTATGAAGAGCTCGGCGCATTCGGCACTGGTGCCTCAATCATCCTGCCGAACTACGACAACGTGCTGCATCACTACCCTCTGACCACCGGCGAGTACGCGATTGCCACCGACTACCAGGGCAACGTGTGCACGCTGTACCGTGAGTTCCAGAAGACGGTCGGCGAGGTGGTCAAAGAGTTCGGCATCAAGAATGTGTGCACCGCAACGAAGAACATGTATGACCGCGGCAGCCTGGACCAGTGGATCACCCTGGTGCATGCGATCGAGCCGCGTGCTGACCGTGATCTGAGCAGGAAAGACAACAAGAACATGGCCTGGGGTTCGTACTACTTCGAGCTCAACGGCAAGCCTGACACGTTCCTGCGTGAGTCGGGCTTCAAGGAATTCCCTGCTGTCGTTCCTCGCTGGGCCACCAGTGGCGGCGACATCTACGGCAACAGCCCTGGCATGGAAGCGCTGGGCGACGTCAAGCAGCTGCAGCATGAGCAGCTGCGCAAAGCCCAGGGCATCGACTTCAAAACCAAGCCACCGCTCCAGGTGCCGGCTTCGATGAAAAACCGCGACGTCGAGAACCTGCCTGGTGGTCTGTCCTATTACGACCCGACCAGTCCGAGTGCTGGCATCAAGACGCTGTTCGAGGTCAACCTCGATCTGTCGCATCTGCTGGCCGACATCCAGGACGTGCGCGAGCGCATCAAAGGTTCGTTCTACGCTGACCTGTTCTTGATGCTGGCGAACAGCACCAACAGCAGCATGACGGCGACTGAGGTGGCCGAGCGTCACGAAGAGAAGCTGCTGATGCTGGGTCCGGTACTCGAGCGCCTGCACAACGAGCTGCTCGATCCGATGATCGAGATGACGTTCTCGCGCATGATCGAGTCGGGCATCGTCCCACCTCCGCCGGAAGAGCTCCAGGGCATGGACCTGAATGTCGAGTTCGTCTCGATGCTGGCCCAGGCACAGCGCGCCATCGGCACCAACAGCGTCGACCGCTATGTGGCCAACCTGGGCGTGGTCGCACAGATCAAGCCAGAGGTCTTGGATAAGCTCGATGCCGACAAGTGGGCCGACATCTACGGCGACATGCTGGGCGTTGACCCTGAGCTGATCATTGCCGACGACAAGGTGGCCATCATTCGTCAACAGCGAGCAGCTCAAGCAGAGCAGCAGCAACGCATGGCCACCATGCAGCAGGGCGCTGAGACATCGAAGACCCTGTCAGAGACGAATACGCAACAACCAAGCGCGCTGCAGGACGTGATGAACATGTTCAGCGGCTACGGTTCACCATCAGCTGTGGAGGTAGGGCAGTGAGCATGATCAACATGAAGCACAGCAAGGACGAGGCAAAGCAGTACACCGAGGCAAGCCCGATGGACGAGCCGCAGTATCCGTATGGCTTGTGCTTGAGTCTGCACGATGACGAGCTCAAGAAGCTCGGCATCACCAGTCTGCCGGCAGTCGGGGCAGAGATGACCATCAATGCCAAGGTGTTCGTCAAGAGCACCAGCGCATACAACACCCAGAAGGGCGAAAGCGAGATGAGCATGGACCTGCAGATCACCGACATGGAGATCAGCGCGGCCCAGGAGAAGTCGAGCGCGGCCTCAATGCTGTACGGCGACGCGGACTAAGTGGTGCGCGTATCTCAACCCGATGACAATAAATTAAGCGCATGAGCAACTATGACCCGCTCGATCTAAGGGGCCAGGAGGAAGCAAAGGAAGAGCTCAACGAGCGAACCAAGCTGACCCTTCAGGTAGAGCAAGACGATTTCAAGTGGCTCATGAGCAGCAAGCGTGGGCGCCGCATTATGTGGCGTCTGTTGGAAAAGACTGGTGTGTATCGCAGCTCATTCACCGGCAACAGCGAAACCTTCTTCAGGGAAGGCATGCGAAATGTCGGCTTGATGCTTATGGCACAAGTGAATGAGTTCTCTCCAGACCAGTATTCAATGATGCTCAAGGAGCAAAACGATGTCAGAAACAAGCATGATGACGGACGCCGCAACAACCACTGAAGGCGGAACACCATCAACAAGCGCTGCGCCGGCGGCCACCGGCGGAGCACAGCAACAGCAAGCGACGGCAGCACAGGGTACCCAGGATGCGGCAACAACCGCCGAGGGTAACGGGCAAACGAACAACGGTGAGTCTGGTGGCAATTCCACTGGCGCACCGGAGAGCTATGACCTGAAGGTCCCGGAAGGGGCGGCGATGGACACCGAGGGTGTCACAGCGTTCGGGCAGTTCGCACGTGAGCTCAACCTGAGCAACGAAGCTGCGCAGAAGATGATGGACAAGATGGCGCCAGCAATGGCCCAGCGTCAGCAGGCAGCGATCGACAAAGCGATCACGACCTGGGGCGAGTCCGCAAAAACTGACAAGGAATTCGGCGGGCAACAACTCGACCAGAACCTTGCAGTGGCGAAGAAGGCACTGGATACCTTCGGCACGCCCGAGCTGCGCGAGCTGTTAGTCAAGTCTGGTCTGGGCAACCACCCGGAGGTCATACGGGTGTTCTACAGAGCAGGCAAAGCAATTAGCGAGGACAACTTTGTACCTGGCGGTCAAGGTCGTCCACAGCAGGGCAATCGACGCGATCCCGCGGCTGTCCTGTACTCGAACCAATCTTAATTTGAAAGGAAGTAAACCATGGCTACTCTGTCCACTGGCGCCCTGACCCTCGCGGACTGGGCAAAACGCATCGATCCCGATGGCAAGGTCCCGACCATTGCCGAGCTGTTGTCGCAGTCGAACGAAGTCCTCGAGGACTGCGTGTTCGTCGAAGGCAACCTGCCGACCGGCCACCGCTCGGTGATTCGTACCGGCCTGCCGACTGTCTACTGGCGCGCAATCAACCAAGGTATCCCGACGTCCAAGTCGACCACTGCACAGGTCGATGAGGCATGCGGCATGCTGGAAGCCTACTCCGAGGTCGACAAGGACCTGGCAGAGCTCAACGGCAACACCGGCCAGTTCCGTTTGTCGGAAGACCAGGCGTTCCTGGAGGCAATGAACCAGACCCAGGCGCAGACTCTGTTCTACGGCAACCCTGGCACCGATCCGAAGCAGTTCCTCGGCCTGGCTACTCGCTACTCCGCAATCAGCGGCGCCGGCAACAGCCAGAACATCCTGGACGCAGGCGGCAGCGGCAGCGACAACACGTCCGTGTACCTGGTCGTGTGGGGCGAGAACACTGTGTTCTGCCCGTTCCCGAAAGGCTCGAAGGCTGGTCTGATCCATGAAGACCTCGGCTTGAACACTGTGTGGGATTCGGCTGGTGCACGCTACCAGGCATACCGTACCCACTACCAGTGGAAGAACGGCCTGGTCGTGAAAGACTGGCGCTATGTCGTTCGCATCGCCAACATCGATGTGTCCGACCTGATCGGCCAGACCGGCACGCAGGCAGCATCTGCTTCGACCAACATCGTCAAGCTGATGGCGCGCGCTCTGTACCGCATCCCGAACATGTCGATGGGTCGCCCAGCGTTCTACATGAACCGCACGGTGCACTCTGGCCTGGCTCTGGCTGCAATGGACAAGTCGCAGTACGTGTTGAAGATCGAGCAGGGTCTGACCCAGTTCGGCCAACCGAACAGCTGGCTGTCTTTCCTGGGCGTTCCGCTGCGTCGTGTTGATTCGTTGCTCAACACCGAAGCTCGCGTCGTCTAACCCGTCCGAAACGAAAGGAAACTGAAACATGATTACTGATAAATTCCTGCGCGTTTCTGACGCGCAAGCAGTGACCACCACTGCTGTGTCGACCGACACGATCGACCTGTCTGTAGCCCGCGACATTGGCGCTGGCCGCAGCACGTACATGCACTTCGCTGTTGGTACTGCCTTTGCAGGCGGCACTTCGGTGAAGTTCGAGATCATCACCTCGGCATCGGCAGACCTGTCCAGCCCGACTGTTGTGGGCAGCTCGGACGCAATCGTTACTGCCAGCCTCACGGCCGGCAAGCGCGTTGCTGTCGAGATGAACGCACAGATCGGTTCCAACGGCCAGCGCTACATGGGCGCTCGCTACACCGTCGTCGGCACCATGTCCGCAGGTACTGTCACTGCAGACGTCGTGCTCGACATCCAGGATCAGAAGACCTACGCATCGGGCTTCACGGTCGTTTAATAAGGAGAGAAACACATGGCGCAATACCGCGTTCTGACAAAGTCATTCATCAACAACACGATCTACGAGGAAGACGCGATCGTCGAGTACGCTGGCAAGCCTGGCAGCAACCTCGAGCTGGTGGAGGACAAGCCCGAGCTGAAAGGCAAAGGCAAAAAGGGCGCGGCTGCGTCAGCTCCTGACGACGTTGCCAATGTCTTTGGTAACTAAGTCATAAGCAGCAACACGATGGGGGGCCTGTTGCGCCCCCCATTTTTTTAAGTCGAGGAAAGCATGGCATCTGAAGTCGACATCTGTAACTTGGCACTGGCGCACCTTGGTGATGTGGCTACCGTATCAAGCATTGATCCGCCAGAGGGCAGCGCGCAGGCAACTCTGTGTGCCACGTTCTACCCGATGACGCGAGATTCCTTGCTTGAGATGCACCCGTGGAATTTTTGCACCAAGCGGATCGCCCTGCCGCTGATCGGCTCGAGCTGGCCTGA